TGACGGCAGCTACAAGCTGGAGTTCAAGTCTCAGATCAAGCCGGCGGCGCGCTGGCTCGACTTCTGGAACTTCTACCCCGACCCGGCCTGCGGCGAGGACATTCACAAGGGCGAGTACGTTTTCGAGCGCGACCAACTGAGCGGCTGGGCGCTGCTGCGGCTCAAAGAACTGTCGGCCGACGCGGGCTGGATCGCAAGCTCCATCGACAAGGTGGTGCGCGAAGGCCCGAACCGCACGTTCTCCAACACCAACAACCCAGCCGACGATGGCGCGTCGGCCTTGCAAAAACGGGCGCTGCACGAGGTTTGGCACCAGTGGGGCTGGATCAGCGCGCAGGAACTGCGGGCGGCCAACGAATCACAGGCCAAAGACATCGACCCGAATGCCAAGCGCATCGCGGTCATCTGCACCCTGGTCAACGACACGATCATCCGCGTCACGCTGAACCCGGCCGAGTCGGGCGCGTTCCCGCAGAAGGTCGGCATCTGGCGCCGCCGGGCCGGGCATTGGGCCGGCGTGGGCATCGGCGAACAGATCAGGATGCCGCAGCGGCTGGTGAACAGCGCCACCCGGGCGGCCATCAACAACGCGGCCAAGTCGGGCGGCTCGATCATGGTGACGCTCAAGGGCGCACTGGAGCCGGCGGACGGCCGCAACACGCTGACGCCGGACAAGCTGTACTACGCGACGCCCGAGGTGATGGACGACGTGCGAAAGATTTTCGCCACGTTCAACATCCCCAACGTCACCCCGCAGTTGATGACGATCATCGACTACTCATTCAAGCTGGCCGAGGAATCGACCAACATCCCCCTCATCACGCAGGGCCTGAGCGGCGACACGGCGCCCGATACCTTCGGCGCGACGCGGATTCAGGACAACAACGCCACGCAACTGCTGCGGGACGTGGGCTACCACCAGGCCGAGGCCATCGGCAACCCGCTGGTCAACGACCTCTACGAGTGGCTGTTGCTCGACCCGGATGTGCCCAACGACGAAAAGGGCGACTGCCAGGTCGATGTGAACAGCGCATTCGCTTCCGTGGAGCGCTCGCTGCAAGAACAGACCATCGCGCAACTCGGCCCGCTTGCCAACGACCCGGCTTTCGGCATCAACAAGCGCCGCTGGCTGGAGGTGTACCTGCGCAGCAAGCGCCTGAACCCGACCGACATCCAGAACACCGAGGACGAGCAGGCCAAGATCGACGCCGCGCCGCCGCCGCAACCGATCCCGGTGCAGGTGGCGCAGATCAATGCGGCGCAGCGCGACAAGGCGGCGCAGGCCAATGCGCTGCTGGCCGAGAAGAAGATTGCCACCGACACCGACCGCGACACTGCCTACACCCAGTCGCTGACGCAGCGCGCCGACATGACGCACAACGCGACGCTGCAGGAGCTGGCGCTGCGCCGTGAACTGGCGATGCTGGACTACTCGAACAAGCATCAGATCAGCCTCGAAGCACTGCAGGCAGAACTTGCGCAGACCGCGATGAAACTCGACGTACAGCAGCGGCTGTCTGCTGAGTCGATGGCCGTCGATGTCCACAAGCACCACAACCCGGCGCAAGTCATCACCCCGCCGACCGAGCCCGCTGGCCGTGCGCCTGATGGGCAGGCTTTCGAGGCGTGAAGCTCAACCCGGCCGATGTTCGTAGCGTGCTCTGGCAGAAGCTGGACGACCACCTGAACGAGCGCATTGCCGCGCTACAGCGCCAGCTCGAAGCTGACGCCGACCTCATCAAGACCACCCGTTTGCGAGGGCGCATCGAAGCGTACCGCGAACTGCTGGCGCTCGCCAAACCGGCGACGACCGATCAACCTTGACCCCGGTCAGGCGCCGCCGCCGCAAAGGCCACGGCAAGGAGCCACCCACGCGCAAGCGCCGGTGGATGACGAAAGCGCGCTGAAACCGCGCTGACCTGTGTTTGGAGATACCCCTGATGGACCCCGAGAACATCGACCTTGACATCGCGACCGACGACGACCTCAACGCAGGTTTCGATGACGCGCAGCCCACGGAAACGCCGGCAGCACGCACCGAGACCAACGATGGAGCCGCCGAGGTTGCCGAAGCGCAGCCCGCCGAAACCCCCGCGCCGAAGTTGCGCGCGGTGACGGAAGACGAGTGGGCCGCCGTGCTTGCGCAAGCCAATCTGGTGCCCGAACTGCGGCAGCAACTGGACAAGCAGGCCGGTACCGCCTTCGGCAAGATTGGTGGCATCGAGCGCACGCTGGGCGAAATGCGCGCCGGGATCACCGTTGCCGTGTCGGACGAGGAAATCGCCGACGTGGAACAGGACTTCCCGGCCGTGGCTTCCGCGCTGCGCAAGATCAAGGGCGCAGCACCGACGCTGACCGAAGACGCCGTGGGCAACATCGTTGCGCAGCGGCTCGAAAGCCAGCGGCAAGAGTTCGAGAAGCGCCTGCTGGCGCGCGATCACGAGGACTGGGAGGCCGTCACCAACGGCGCTGAGTTCGCAAAGTTCGCGCAATCGCAGGGTGCCGAGTTCGTGCAGGGCTTGGCGCAAGCCAGCCAGCAGTACGACTCAACCCGCATCTCCAAGGCCATCAGCCAGTTCAAGGCCGCGCTGCCGAAAAGCGCGCCGGTCACGACGACTCCGAACACCCGGCAGCAGCGACTTGCAGCCGCCGTGCTTCCACGCGGCCAGGGCGCAACGCCGCCCGGCAAATCTGACGACGACGAATTGTTGGCCGGCTTTCGATCCGGCTGACCCCCACACAAGGACACCTCATCATGACGATGCAAACCTTTGCCCTCACCCCCGGGCGGATCAACAAGTTCAAGGGCCAAATCTACGCCCATGCCGTGCCGCAGGAAACCCTGTCGCGCGGCGGCCGGCAAGTGCCGATGCCCAAGAACATGAGCGACACCTACGTCGGCCGGCGCTACGTGCCGTATGGCGCCAGCACCTCGGACCCCAACAAGTTCTTCTCGGCCAGCCAGGCGGGCGACCGTTCCGCGCTGATGGTGCAGGCGCACCAGACGCAGGAAGGCGTGACCTCGGCGCCGGAAAGCATCGTGCCGCAGGACGTGTCCGTGGTCATCCAGCAGTACAACTGCCTGTACGGCTTCACCGACAAGACCTACGACCTGTACGAAGACGACATCCCGCAGGCCATGATCCAGCAGATCGGCGAACGCGTCACGCTGGTCAACGAGATGGTGATGTACGGCGTGCTCAAGGCCGGGACCAACCAGTTCTACGGCGGCACCGGCACCTCGCGCAGCACGGTCAACGGCGGCATCACGCTCGGCATGGTGCGCAAGATCGCCAAGAGCCTGATGGCGAGCCACGGCAAGATGACCACCAAGCTGCTGAACGCATCGGCACTGTACGGCACCTCGCCGGTGGCGCCGGGCTTCATCGTGTACTGCCACACCGACCTGGAGCCCGACATCCGCGACATGGCGGGTTTCGTGCCGGCGGAAGCCTACGCCAGCGGCACCAAGATGGACAACGAGTTGGGCAAGGTGGAGCGCTTCCGCTTCGTGACCTCGCCCGATCTGCCGTCCATCATCGACTCGGGCGCGGCCATCGGCTCGACGGGCCTGTCCAGCACCACGGGCACGAGCATCGACGTGTACCAGTTCATCGTGATGGCCGACGACGCCTGGAGCCAGATTTCGGTGCGGGGCAAGAACGCCATCGACCCGACCTTTCTGCCGCCGGGCCAGAAGTCCAAGAGCGACCCGCACGGCCAGCGCGGGTACGCGGGCGCGATCTGGTACAAGGCCGCGCTGATCGAGAACAACGGCTGGATGGCGGTCGGCAACGTCGGCGCTCGCGTGCTGGCGTAACCATGACATGAGCGGCCCTCAGGGGCTGCTCGCAACCCAAAAGGAACTGTCATGCAAGACACCATCACTCGATTGACCGGCACGCAGCCGCCGCTTCCGAGCCGGCCGTCGCTGCTCGTCATGCTCTCGGCGCTGGCTGACCGGCTCTCGACGCAGGCGCTCGGTTCGGCCGGTCTGGTGCAGGGCAGCACCGCGCAGTTGGTCAAGAACGGCTCGCTGACGTATCTCTCCGTCCAAGGGGTGATCGTCAAGTTGGCCGCCAACACCGACATGGCGGCGCTCTCTGGCACCGTGACCAACGCCAAGTTCAACGTCTTCTGCTTCTTCATCGACGGCTCGGGCACCGGCACGACCGCGATGGGCACGGAAGGCGCGACGCTGGCGACGGTCAAGTGGCCGACTGTCCCGGTCGGCAAGGCCATGCTCGGCTTCATCGTCATCAACCCCACG